TTTCCAAACGGTGCCGCGAAGTCTATGCACCATAGAGTACCATCTTCTCCTGCAAAATCCATCGGTTGCAGTTTCCTGCTCCGAGTCAGGTAACCCTCCTCCGCTTCAGGGGATAAAAACGCATGCGTACTAAAACCAATCGGGTTGGCTACATCATCATAAGCAACTAACAACTTGCCATGGTCCCTAGGTGCAAGGATCAATCTCTCTATATCATGATCTGTGTAAAAACGGTGGGTATCAGACTGAGCCATTAAGTGGAGAGTATCCTCCAATGGCCTTGAACCGGAGAGGTTCAAATGAATTTGCATGGTAATTTTTTCTCGGGCCTTGGGACTCCTGGGCCTGATTCTAGCAGAAAAGAGGGTATGGGTGCTGTAAGACAGAGCTCAAATAAAAAAATCTCAGATATTTTGTATCGAACTTGGCAACTACGTTGCCTCTAAGAGGCGACCGCCCAAATTTAGGGGTACCCCATCCGACCCCATCCGACCCCATTGTGCATCGCACCAAGTAACCCCTACCAATGTCTAATACCTCTCAGGCTGCCTAGCAATTATCATGTACCTGTACATGAAGCCCATGTACATGTTCATTAACATTGTGAGGATAGAACCATGTCTTTAGTAAACCTAAAAGGCTATATTTCGGACGTAGTAACGTCATTTACTTTAGATCGCGACACTGTTCGCAGGATAGCGGATGGATTAGAATCTAAAGCGAAAGAAAACGAACAGCAGGAATATTTTGCTAGTGCGCGTTTAAACTTTGAAACAGCACTCGAGATTCTCAAAATCGCAGAGCCTGACAGTTACCGCATATCAGGCTTAGAACAGGCGATAGCAAGAGTCGCAGAGTCTGAAAAAAAGAAATATAGCTAAACAATAGGGCGCGAGAGCGCCCTTTCTTTTGAGGATGTAGAAATGAGTGCATTAAAAAAGCAAATAGTAGGTATGACAGATCAGTCAGTATTGATTGAATTGTTCAGAGAGACAGCAAACCGCATTGTAGCATTAGCGGATAATCCATTAGATGGGGTAGACCTTGTAAAAGAAGCGCTGCTGCCTGAAGTAAATGATTTATTAGACATTCAAAAGTCTAATGCAATCGAAGATGGACTAGCCGTTTATGTCACAAAAAATCGGGAGTCGGCACCAAATAAAGCAAAATATATCGAGCTTCATGGTGAGGACGCTTGGAAGGTAAACTGCAAAACTACCACCTACCAACAATGGGAGCGCATCAAGTGATGGATGCGTTTTTTGTTATCGGAATAGTCGCCCTTTGGGCGACTATTCTTGGTTTAGGCGGCTTAATAGCTTACTTGTGTGGATTAGAGGATTAAACAATGTCTAGGAAACCTAATGTTTTTTTATCGGATCAGGACATCATCGCCCTACAGAACATCATCCATAATGGATGGCATGTTCGATACGTAGAGATAGGTGATCCAAACGTTTCTATAAAAAATATGATAGAAACAGGATGCCATGTACCCACAATCAAAACGCCTATAGTGGATGGTTGCTCTGAAAAAGAGAGCACACGACTACAAGGTATATTGATGAGATTGGATGAGGGTCTTGAACATAAAGAAACTATCTTCGAGAATAGTTAAAGAGAAGGGCGCGAGAGCGCCCTTTTTTTTCGGCTGCTGCAAAGGGGCCTGGCCCTACCCTGGTTTATCACATATATATCTTTGCCTAGCTGGAAAGACTGCCCAGTTGCACTCCACTAGAACCCGACCCGACCCGACCCGACCCGACTTCGAACCGGTCGCGCCCAGTTGCACTGCCCGAAGGCATTAGACTAAAGGACAATATAATCCAAAGAAGTTTTTTGGTGTAATCGGGGTGTAGGCAATGCCCTACACGTTGTTTAAAAACTAGGAGGATAGACCAATGGCTACTAATCCATTCGGTAAGTCGCGTGATGCTGTTAAGCCTTACGCAGTCTATAGGGGTTCTAATGGTTTCGAGTGGCGAGTACTCAAGACTTACAAGAAACCAGAGAATGAACGCAAAGATCCTTATGCCCGTTGGTTCGTATCAGCCACCTCGCATTTAATGCCGGAGGGTGAATACGAATACGGGGATAACTACTGCGCGGACATACTTCAATATGGAACCTTGGTGTACGCAGAACCGGAGTGGCAAGAACACTACGGGCAATAAACCGGAGGGGCGGCTTACGCCCCTCCCCTTTGGAGACTACTATGAAACTTACATTTAACCGCAAGGAGTTGGAGTCACTGATTAAGTGGCAAGAAGCTAACGGGCATTGTCTCGAACAGCCATATACCAAAGAGAAAATTGAACCTTCTTTGGTCATGGTTGGGGATCATGGAGTGTACTTCATGAATTACTCAGAGAAATCAAACCCAATCGTAGAGGGAGAATCCTCCCAACACGTTGCCTATGCCAGAGAAGTAAATCCCATCAAGATGCACATTGATGATTGGTGGGAGGTCAAACGGGACTCATGGGGTGCCGATGACGGGGTTATGACTATTCCAATAGCAATAATCAAAGAATATTTTTCTGTTCATAAAAAGGCTAAGTTCTTTCCGGTGAATTGCACTCCGGAAGGTGTTTCAATTTCTTGTTAAGGAGCGAGGGGAGGCAACTCCCCTTGATTATTATGGGATTAGATCAGTATGCATATAGCCGCGAAAAACGCGAAAGAGACGAAAACACAGTAGATGGCGAAGCGTTTTACTGGCGTAAGCACAGTAAGCTTCAAGAGTTCATGGAGGATCTCGCGCTAGAGCGTGACGGAATAACTCCAAGCGAGTTGAATTGTAGTGAGATTGAGCTACACGCTGAAGAGGTCAGGACTTTGATGGAACTGGTAAAAGGAAACGCACTGCCACGCTCGCGAGGTGGTTTCTTTTACGGGCATCAATTTCAGGATGAATCAGCAGAAGAGTACCGCGAACAAGATTTACAGTTTTGTAAGTGGGCACTTGAAGAGATAGCGGAAGGTGATTACGTCTTCTATGGGTGCGATTGGTAAGGGGAAGGGGAGGCAACTCCCCTTTTTTTCGCCCAGTTGTACTGGGGATCGGACAGACGGGGCCAGGCCCCTCTCCTGGTAAGATGGCTGCTTACTCCCTTACTCTTTGGTGCCCAGTTGCCGAGCTCGATGCCCAGTTCCCGACCCGACCCGACCCGACCCGAAGCAGCGGAGCAGCGGAGCAGCGGAGCAGATAAAAAAAGGCCACCCGAAGGTGGCCTGTTGGCGGAGGATAGCCCCCAACCCGATGAGAGATTAACGCTCATAATGATTGTCAAGCTCAAGTTCAACATCATCCTCGTCTAACTCGTTCATGATTTCATCATGATGATTTGCAAGGATGTAATTTTCAGGATCCTCTTTGTACTGACCATATGCATCGTAACAAGGGAACTCCACTTCAATATCAACAGAAGCAGTTTTTATCACGGTAGCTCGAGCATCCACAGTCAATTCAAGCGACTTAGGATATGCGCCCAAAGTAAAGGTTTCCTCACCATCATTCCAATCTAAGATAACTTCGCCTCGTTTAGGGTTAAACGAAACGTTTAGTACACCAAGATTAGATTCGCCAAATGTGGAATTGGCAGGAGCAACAAGCTCAAGCTTTGCGTTTAGAAACTCAGTCAATTCAATTCTCATAGTTCTATCCTCCGTCGTGCGATATTGCACAATCAAATTGTCGTTGATATGCGTCCTGGGTGATATAGGACATTAGTCTAATGCGTCCAGAACTGGGCGCGACCGGAGCTGCTCTCATGCGTGCGCGAGGCCTGGGAAACTCCTGGGCATTGATGTTTATATCTATTTCTATCTTTCTCTTAGGGGTGGCTGCCCTCGACTTCGGTGACGGAGTCCCGAACCCCGAACCCCGACCCGAATACCACTAAAGTAGTACATACCCGAAAACTAGGTTTTGAGATAATCAGAGAGCTAAAGAACCAAGGGGGGATAGCAATGAAAAAGTACAAGGTAGCCGCGGATATTGGAACCGTGGCAGTAAGAACCGAGTCAGCAAGGTTTCATTTTGCTAATGGCTACGGTGATGGAAACCGCGAGGTTTTTGTCTGCGAGTCTAACGAAGTCGATACCGCTCGGCTTTGTTTCGTAGAAACCTTTGAAGTTTTCGAGGGTAAAACTGTGGATATCCTTAACTATGATTGTGGAGGTTCAGAAGGATATCCCGTGGAAGTATTTGCTGTTGGCAAATTGGATGCGGGTAGATGGTTCGTCTATAACGACAACGGAACCGTCTATTTCATAAAGGAGCATAAAGGCAGTGCTATCTAAAACTAGCAAGATGCCATGCAAGTCTATATCCCGTGATGCATTTAAATGCATCACGGGTAGTAAACTGGCAGAAAAAGAGGGCAGTGTCTGTTTCAATTGCTACGCTCGAAAAGGTTTTTACAGAATGCCGAGCGTGAAAAAGGCAATGGAAAAACGCGAAGCATTCTTTAATTCGGACACTTTCGTTGAAGTAATGGTTGAGCTGATCGGGAATGATTCATTTTTTCGGTGGTTCGACTCGGGTGACGTGGCGCATGTTGGCATGGCTAACAGCATCCTGGACATTTGCGAAATGACACCAAACACAAGACACTGGATACCAACCAAAGAATACGCGATCTGGAAACGTGCGCTCATCGAGCGGGCATTACCTGAAAATGTAGTCTTACGGGCATCCGCTCCTATGGTAGATGAAGGCCCGCTATTAAATTGGGCAAATACTTCTACGGTTCACACTGAGCAGCCATTTGGGCATGAGTGTCAAGCGTATAAAAATAATAACAAGTGTGGCGATTGCCGAGCGTGTTGGGACGCTAATGTCCCTAACGTTTCCTACAAGGAGCACTAAACCCCTACCCCGCGTCCAGGCGCGGGGGTCTTTTTTCAATTTATAGTATTCTCTATCTTTCCCTTCTCGCCGGATTTCCCTCGACCGGCGGAGAAGGGAGCCCCGAACCCCGAATCAAGCCCCGAACCCGAAGCGACCGCATCCCGAATCGCGATCCATGCGTCCGATCCCGAACGCCCCGACCACAAAGGATCCCGAAACCCTAGGCCATCGGACGAAATGCCCCGAACCATGCGCCCTTCAAACAAATATATGATGCCCGACCCGAGGTGCTTGACTAAGATGAAACTAACACCTCCCGCGTGAGAATATGCAGTATTCCAAGCAATTTGGTGTGGAGTCAGCTTAACTGAGTTATTTTTTGTTACTTTTAGCTCAACCCAGAAGGATCCTTCTTGACACGCAATATGAACATCAGGAATCCCTCCTCCTGTTCGGTTTTCAATCCTAGTTGCGTGCCACTTCTCGGGCAGATTTTTCCTCATTAATTTCCAGAAGTTCGACTCCGTTGACATCTTTCACCTCTTCAAATTCTCCCTCAATAAATGCTTGGGGATGTTGTTTTCTCAAAGTAGCAAGTCGAGCAACTATTTCTTCTCGAGACATGTCGTCTAACTTATTTGTCACTTCTCGACGATCAATAGTCAAACCTCCTAATGCTGATCTAATTTTTTCAGCGTTGATGGCTGCAGAAAATTGCCCTTCGGATTCTGCGTTCTCAGATAATTCTTGTAGTCTTTTAAGTTGACCAATAAGAGTTACGCCATATCGTCTTTCTCGCTCCTCTCTCAGCTCCTTGATATATTCAAGCACTTGAGGAAAATCACGACCATTAAGAAATTTAGATGCCTGGACGTTTGCAGATTCGACTGCGTATCCTGCCTTTCTTGCACACTCGGCATTTGAATAAATGCCTTCAACAAAATGTTTAGCAAAATTAATTTGCCGGTTGGTTAATTTACGACCATGTTCCTCTTCAATGGTCTGTACAGATTTCTTCGCCATTTTTACTCCTGCGGGTTTAACTTCCCGTTCCGGACAGACAATACAGCAAAACTTCTCTTATAGGCAGATTTCACAGATTTGAAGACCTGTTTTTCTGTTCTCTTGATCTTAATTTGGTTAACAAGTGTCCAGACTGTCAAGAGACTGTCCGGAATAGAAGCTTATGTTTATTGACCTAGAACCTCCTCCGGACACTCCGGACACTCCGGACACTGATTTTTGAAAAAAAAAAACAAAAAAAATTATTCGCTGAACACCCTATAAGTGGACTGAATGTCCAGGTGCCGAGGTGCGAGCGACTACGACTAAATAAATCTTGCATTTTTTATCACATTTCATAAAATAAAAACTCATAAAAAGAGGATATACCAATGAGTATAGAAGTGAAATTCGCAACAGTTCGCATCAATGGTGAGCGGCTCGCGGATAAAGAAGTAAACATCATTGAGTGCGCGTTGGACAATATGATTGAAGAGATGTCCGATCTCAAAATCTCAGAAGCCAAGCGTCCTGATCCAGATTGGGAGATGTTGGAGTCAGTCATTGAGAAACTGATATACGCAAAACTAGTCAAGGATGCCTTGGTCAAAGGAGCAAAGCGATGAACGAAGGTAATTATTACGGAACACATTATTGGTGGGATCAATTCGAGAATGAGTACATATTGTGCGCGACTTGGCACTTTGAGAAAAATTACCCAACCATGCCGGACTATTGGACGTTGGTTGATTTGGAGATTGAGTATCAAGATCGTGGATCTGTGGATCTTGATCGTGAGTGTGAGAAAGGTGGGTTTTTGTGGGACATAGTTGAGAGTGAAGGTGTCCCTATGCAATTAGAAGAGGTGTGTTACTTATGAGTATTGTATCAGGTGAGAAATGGTTAGAAGAAAGACTGTTAGAAAAGTTTGGTGACAGCATGCCGTATAACGAGCTGATTACCAAGAAATACAAAGGCGTGAAACTGCGTTTTGCAAAGATTAAATCTGACGATGGTAGTGGTGAAGATAAGGTATTCATCATAAACAGCGAAGACTTTTTATGTCATCCACTAAGATACGGAGCGTGAGGTTAGTTATGACTAAGCATCAGAAAAATCTTTTGAAGTCCATGAAAGCTCTTGGTCAAAGAATAGAGGCTGACACAAAAAATGCGTCGCAACTTGAAGAGCAAGAACAGGACTTGTTGTATAAGTTTTTGGACACCCTACCGGACAATGGTAAGAGCGTATCTCTTCAATCAATCGCTGATCTTGTGAATTCAACAGAGGAAGGAGAAGAAAAATGATTCACCCTAAATTGCATGGCGAGTATGAAGATTACCGTAAGATTGTATCCCCTATTGAGGACGCATATCAGGAGTTTCTAACTCAACGTGGTCTTCCGCAAATGTCTGCCTACGAATTAATATCTGAGGATTTTTACGACGACTACGAACGGTTGGTCATCACCAAGTTTATCGAATTATTTGAGACGATTGATTCGGTGGATGTGACGTGAAGTTTGCAACAGTCTGTTCAGGTGTCGAGGCGTGTTCGGTCGCATGGAAATCGCTCGGTTGGACACCTGTTTTCTTTTCAGAGATTGAGGACTTCCCATCGGAGGTTCTCAACACACATTATCCGGATGTCCCGAATCACGGGGACATGACAAATTTTGAGAAGTGGGGATATGAGCGTGGAGCAGTTGACGTTTTTTGCGGAGGGACTCCTTGTCAATCCTTCAGCATCGCAGGACTTGGAAAAGGACTCGGAGACGAGCGAGGAAACCTTGCGCTTACTTATTGCCGAATGGTTGATCAGTTGCGCCCCAAATGGTTTATCTGGGAAAACGTTGCCGGTGTCTTGTCCTCAAACGGAGGACGGGACTTTGGTTCCATCCTCGGGGCGATGGCAAAACTCGGGTATGTATTCGGATGGCGTGTGCTTGACGCACAATACTTCGGAGTTCCCCAAAGACGCAGAAGAATCTTTCTTGTTGGATGTTCTTCAGGATCCATCGGAGATATCCGAAAGGTACTCTTTGAGCCAGAGGGCTTCGCAGGGGATCTTAGATCGTGCGACGAGAAGAAACAAAACTCTGCCACCGGAATTGGAAACAGTTCTGCGTTCGATCTGCAAGCCTTCGGGCAGTACGGAAACGGATCCAAAGCAAGCACAGTGAAGGCGCGGGATTATAAAGACGCGACAGATCTGGTCATATATGAAAACAATCCAAGTGATGCGCGACTGAAACCGCTCGGGGATAAATCCTCGACAGTCATTGCGCGTTGGGGGACGGGTGGCAATAACGTGCCACTTGTCGTGCATGGTACGCAAGATCCGATTATTTCGGACAAAGCCATGCCAATTCAGACCAATCAGGGTCAAGAAAATGTGCTGTATGGAATCAAAACGGCACACACCAAAGCCAACGGGTGGGGGGTTCAAGAGAATCGAACCCACACCTTGGATGCCTCGGGCAGTACGCACGCTGTTTATGACAGCAAATCTGTTCGTCGCTTAACGCCCATAGAAGTGGAGCGGTTGCAGGGATTCCCTGATAACCACACCAACATTCCGTGGAACAAAAAACCAAATGCCCCAGATAGTCGTCGGTATAAGGCGATGGGGAATTCAATGGCGGTTCCGGTTATGCAATGGCTTGGCCGCCGAATTCAAAAAGTTGAGGAGGGTAACAATGAGTAAAACAGGAGATTGGGTTTTAGACATGCACCAAGATGCGGATGTCATGTCTCGTAAAGAGTTCATTAAAAAGCATGCGAGGGGTTATCACATGCAGGAACTGGTGGGCGAGATTTGGGACAACCATGAAGCAGAAAAGTCGGGTTTACCAATACCAAACCCTCCGATCGCAAAAATTAAACCGGAATTTTTGAAGATATATAGCAAGAGGAGACAAAGAAAGTGAAAACGATACTGGCATTTGAAAATCTCCAAATCGTTCTACGTGGGGACAAGATCAACGTTGAACAGCGTTGCCAAAACTGTGGAGGTCATGGGATGGATTCAGTTGATGAGCTAGAAATCATTCCATGTCCGGAGTGCAAAGGTTCTGGGGTCAAGATGCTTCATGTCGAGGATCTCAACTATAACTTGGAGGCAGGCTGTCAATGGGTAAACAGGCGATGAGCGTGTATAGGGTTTTCATCAAGGAGATTTGCTATCTAGACGTTGAAGCTGAGTCAACCGACTTGGCTGCAGAAATAGCAATGAAGGCTTTTAATGATGAGGATTCTGCGGGGGAGTTTGAGTTACTTGGAGTCGGGGTGCATGTTCTTCCATACGAAGACTGGCCTATGATGCACTCGGTGGTTCACTGATGTTCACCTTGATTGCATTAATTTGTGTGTTGGATTCAACACCACGAGGGCATCGCTGTGATGTCGAAATATATCCAAAAACATTCCACACGTTGACTGAGTGTCGTCAATCAAAAACAAGATGGGCAATGCGTCAGAAAATGGTGTTGGGTGATTGTATAAGGAAAAAGCATGAAAACTAAAGTGAAATCAGTTTCTGTAACGGCGGAGACTTACGACTTGTTAAAAAAATTAGCAGACACGGAGAACAGGTCTGTCGCTAGACAGATCAAGCATGTCACGGAACACTATGCGGAGCGTAAAGTTGGACGATCACCTGGACGAATCGCAAAGAGGGCTTAATCTATCGAGGGGGCATCCGCCCCCTTTTTTTAGGGGATCGGATACTTTTTTGTTCTGTAATTCAGTTCGACAACAAGTGTTGTCCTTCTCTTCGACGGAAAATATGTCAAATTTTGAATGAAGTATTTACCCTTATTGTCTCGAAACATCCGGTGTGTTACCTGCGACGATTTGACCAGAAACTCAAGTTCTTCCATTGCATCAATTGGATCGTCAAACAATATCCGACTCATTTTTTCTTTGTCCCTGGGAAAGTGATCAAATTATCTCTACGCATCTTGATCAAAAAAGCTTTAGTGGCGGGTCTTGACAACCCCGATAGTTGTTCGACTCTTGTCAAAGTCTCTTCTAAATTTCGTTTTCCCATTTTGTAATCAAGTATCAAGTTCACACACCCTTTAATCTGGGGACTAATTGAAGCCATTCTTGCGCCTCCTCTCCAAGCGTTTTTGCACTAATTTCAATCTTTTTACGCAATGCGGTAACAATTTTTTCGTCAATTGTGCTTTCACTGATTAGATCAACATATGTGACGGTATTCTTCTGCCCGATTCGATGGCAGCGATCTTCTGACTGAATCCGTGTTTCGAGGTTAAAGTCGTTAGCGTAG